ACGACCTCGGGCTCGGCCCCGATGTATTCGCGCCAAACCCCGCGGATCAAACCCAGACAATCCGCGCCAGCCCCCGCAACCGAGGCCTGATGCACATAAGGCGTGCCGATCCAACTGCGGGCGATTTCCACCACATCACCAGCCATCACGAATTCAGGCTCCCGCCATCGTTGACACCATCACGCTTTGGCACGCTTATCTGCCAATCCTCACCCGGCAGCGCCGGGAAACCACGGTAGTTCGTCAGATTGTTGAATTTCAACCGGCAGGTATCGGCGCGCTTGTCGCATCCCGCCTCGATGCGAACCATGTCGCCCACCGCCAGATCCGCACGCAGGGCCTGCCACAACTCGATATCGCGGCCCGTATCCGACAGGCGATCGTTCTTCACAATTGCCGTAAGCCCGGCCGCAACACCGCTTTCGACCACCAACCGCCCGCGTTCAAACCACCGGTCTTCAAACCCGGCCAGAGCAGCAAAATGCAAAATCTTGCCGTCGCTGATGTTTTCCACCGCCAGGCTTGTGCCGTAGCCCGCCTGCGCCAGATCAAAACCACAGCGCGCATCGCCCAAAACTGCCGGGCAAGATTTCTGATAGATGCGCCCCTGCGGCTGGTTCAGCGCTTCGGTCAAACCGCGCAGCTCTGCCTGAAACGCCCCGGCGCTACGCTGAATTTCCCCAGTCGTTCCACCAAACAGGACCGTCCGCTGCGTGACATCAGCCCAGTTTACCAACCACGCCTGAACCTGCGCACCATCATAGCGCCCGGCCAGAACGTCCGCCTCGGTCACCGCCGAATGGCTGAGAATGCCCAAAGCCTCGCTGTTATCCACGGCCAGACCAGTTGTCTGTTCCAACGCCCGCGCGCTCATCCCACTGTCGGCAACGAATGCGATCCCGTCAAAATTTAGCGTCACGTCATGATCGGTAAAGCCCAGCACCACACCATCCCGACGCGTCAACGCCCAACACCGACAGACCGTGCTCGCCGCCCCTGCCAGATGCGCCTTGAATTCTGCTGAAAGCGCCATCAGATCCGCACCTCAACCACCGGCACATTGGGCACTTCGCCAGCCTGAAAACTGGCCACCGAGGTCTGCACCCGGTCAATGTCAAAGCGCACCGGAACATCAAATTCAAACCCGGCGGTTATTTCCACATCTTCCTCGGGCGGATGCTCAAAATGGATCACGCCGGTATCCACATCCACGGTGAAATGAATGGTCTCAACCTGCTGCGCCCCGGCAATCCCGATTGCGACTGTCCCCAACACCGGCTTGGTGATCGGGCGTGCATAAACCGAGCCACCCGAGGCATAGGATTTGGTCAACTGGAAATCGACGCTCAGCCCGTCGCCATGGGCAATCACCTGATCGCCAAATGCCACATCGCCCGACGCCACGCAGGATTTATAATCCGCCCAGTCCTTCCAGCGGAACCCATATAGCTGCCCCTGACGCGCCTCGTAAAATGCAATCAGCGTTTCCACATCATCCAACGAGCGCATCCCCAGCCCCGCATCATAGCGCCGCCGCGAATGCGCCCAGGGCGAATTGCGTTCCTCAAAACCATTGGCAAGCGTCACGATCTCGGTGCGCCGCTCTGGCCCGCCAACCGAGCCAAAGCTCAGGTTGGCGGGAAATCTAACCTCGTGAAAACTCATGTCTGCTCCTTACCGATTGCGCTGCCCGCGCCCCATTGCGCGCCCAAGCTGAGCGGCAATCTGGCTTTGTGAGCGCCGAAAACCTTCGACGTCCGGCGTGCTGATATTCATGGTGACATTCACCGCGCGCCCGCCGCCCTCAGAGCGCACGCCAAGCCGCCCGTCAGCACCGCGCGACAGCGGCATAATCGCCTCTGGCCCCGCTTCACCCATCAGACCAGTGCCGCCGCGCATCGGGAACCGAACCGGCCCCGACACAACGCCACCACTGGCAAACGGCATGACCCGGCCTTGCGAAAAACTGGCCCCCTTTTCGAACGGCAACAAAGACCCGATAAGGCTCTCGATACCGCCCGCAAACAGGCCGCCAACATGGCCGGTTACCGGCTTAAGCGCCGCCGAATAGGCCGCATTCAGCATCGATTCACCAAGGCTTTTCAGGGCATCTGACAACCGATCCCCGTCAAAGACCAGGCCGTCGATCGCGCGGCGCAAACCGCTGCTGATCCCCGACTTCAGACTGGCAACCTCGCGCCCGGTATCGGCCATTGTTGCCTGCATCAAAACCAGCTCTTGCTGAAACGCCGCCGCCATCGCCTGCGCCCCGCCCAGCGTGCCTTCTAGTGCCTCGACCTGTTCATCAAACCCGTCGCGGCCAAAAATATCAGCCATCTTCGTCTCCCTTCACGCTATCCGGAAATGCTTCTGCCAACTCGTCCAACCGCCCCCGGCTAAGGGGAACCGCACCACCGCCCGGCCCCAGCATCAACGCCAGTTCGCCCGGCGTCAGCGCCCAGAATTCAACCGGACGCAGCCCCAGCCCGCCAATCCCGGCCCGGATCAGACCGGGCCAGTCAAAACTGCTCATTCAGGCACCGAAAACGCCCGCGCCAACAGCTGCCCGGCGCACCGCGCAGCCGCCAGCGGGCCACCTTCGATCTCAGCGGCCAGCAGATCGCTTGCGCTGCCCTGCCAGCCGCCGCCACGCAGCCCCGCCACGATCAGCCCCAGCACATCACGGCTGGAAAAACCGCCCGCCTCAAAGCGTTCCACCAGTGCTACAAGCGTGTCTGTTTTCAAACCTGCCTCTAGCTCTGCCAGCGCGCCCAGCGTCAGCTTTAGCACCCGCCGCTCACCGTCGATGACCAGCGCCACCTCTCCCGTCCAGGGGTTTGCCATGCCTAGATCGCCGTGAACGTCAGTTCACCCGCCGAGGCCATCGACAGATCATAGGACGCTTCGCCGTTGTGGCTGCCCGCATATTCGATCGAGGTCACCTGAAACGGCCCCTCCATGATCCCGAAATCCGGGATGATCACTTGAAAATCCGGCACCTGCTGATCAAAGAAAATCTGGCGCGCGCGTTCGTCCGTTGCATGATCGCGAAACACGCCCGAGCCCGATATCGAGGCGCTTTTCACACCCGCCCCGCCTAGCAGTTCGCGCCAGCCACCCTGACTTTCCAGACTGGTGACATCGACGCTTTCTGTGTTGAATGAAATTCGCGTGGCGCGCAGCCCTGCAAACGTGTCAAACATGCCGCCGCCGGTCATGTCGATTTTGATAAGTAGGTCCTTGCCGTTTTGGGCACCCATTTTCGTCACTCCAATTTGGAAAAATCAGTCGTCTTCAAGCCGCGCACGAAAGCGCAAATCAATCCGGCGCACGTCATCCGCACGCACCCGGCGCGCCCGCGCCTTTAGAAAATTCAGCGACACCAGTCGCCCGCGGGTCAGCACCAAAGCCGCCCCGCTCAGGGCATCCGAAACCGCCACCGCCACGTCCTTGGCGCTTAGAAAGCCGGCACCATCAGTGACCACCGAGACGGTAAACTCATGCGCCGCCCCGCTGCCGGTCTTGTCGCTGGCATCCTTGACGTCCTCGGCCCCAAGACTGACGTAAAGCGTTGGCACCGTGCCGGTTGGCGCGGCGTCAAAAATATTGCTGCCCACCAATCCCGCAAGAACCGTATCACCTTGTAATTGCTGGAAAACCGCGACCTGAAGTGCGGCCGCCATACCATAGCTCATGCGGACACCTCTTCTCTTGCGTGGCAGGTCAGGTAATGCGCGGCTGCGTCAAATTCGGACACCGCCAGAATGCGAAACACCCGGTTGCCTTCGCGAAACCGTTGCTCGGGCTTGGGGCGCGAAGGCGCACCATCCGGGGCCGCGCGCACAATGATTTTGTAGGGCACCGACGAGACCGTCAAAAACTGCCCGGCAGACTCGCGCCCGGTGCCTGCTTTGATCTGGGCCCACAGCGTGCCCTGAACTTGCCAGGTCTCGCTATGCCCACCGGCACCATCCGCGATGCGCACCGGGGCCTCCAGCACCAGCTTGCGGTTCAGATGAACCCCGCTCACCGGGCCGACCCGCCCAGAATACGCAGGCTGCGATAGCGCTCGATCAGCACCGTCACACCCATCGGAATGCCGACATCCTGCCCCGCGACATTGCGGTTTTCGTAATAATGGGTCGCCAAAAGGAACGCAGCCTGCGCCAGATCAACCGGCACATCGTCCCATGCTGGCCCATAGCCGGCGGTCAGATCAATCTCGACCGTGCCGCCCATTGCGATGCTTGGCAGATTCCCACTCGCACCAACAATCGCGGGGCGATGATCGTCGACCATCAAACGATAGTTTGCCGGGTCCACCACGCTTGACTGATCCAACCGATCCACCAAACGTACCGCATCCAGCGTGCTGACCGGTGCCAATGGCAACGGCTGGCGGCACGCCTCTCGCCAGACTGTCAGCGTCCAACTATAACTTTTGGCCACCAAAACCTTGCCGGTGCGCGCCTCGATTGCCGCAATGGCTGCCCGCAGATAATTCTCTACCAACAGG